GCGAATTTTAATAAGAATCTTGGCAGACCGGCTGCTTCTTGTCTTATTAGCACGACTTAATTATGTATTAGTGAAAAAGGGTTGAATTATTCAATCTAAACGGTTGTCTCTATATTATAGGCTGATCCATATGAATCAAGTCTAAAATCTTTACCTGCCATTCTATACACGTTAACTTCCACGGTGGAGGAAACAGTCGCTGCTCCTCTAAGCGGATTTTGAACACGCAGAGCGATGCATCCGTTAAATGGAGCAGAGCTCTTATCATAAGGATAAGGGTAGTTGCCACCAACTTTGGTGACTGGGCGGTAGGGGACTTTAGCAAGATAGGGTATAGTAACAGCTATAATAGAGCGACCTCCTTGAAGATCAAAAGATGTAAAATATTGTTGTGTTGCTTCAGTTAGGCTGGGTGGGGCTTCGATAAGATTCGGATGGTAAGTCAATGTAAGTCTTCCATGATGATTCTGAGAGGCTATTACTTCTATGATATAAATTATAGAACCTGTCCAGAAATTGAAATCTAGAGCAAATACGTCCATTGGTGGGGGTACCTCTTTAATGACTTGCGTCAGGGGTCCTATTAGATCAGAGAAGAGAATCTTTCCTTGTTGGTCAGAATCGCTCCACTGTATTCCACGAGCGACCAAAGTTTTAACCTTAGTCATTAGTTCGTAAATGTCAGTTTCTTTTTCTTTCATTCCATAGGCTTCAGAATCAGTAAGATTAAGTCCATTAAGATTAGTCATTCCGAGTCTTTCAACAAATTGTATCTGATTGTTTGCTTGTGTGTATCCAATTTTTCGCGGACGAACTGGCATAGCTTGATAACTCACAGGATGTGCGTCTAGCAAGTTAGTAAGCTCACCAATGTCCTCTATTACGGGTATTGTGTTTTCTATTGCTCTTCCTATATGTTCAATAATTCCGGATTGTTTTCTAGAATATATTTTTGTATAGGCGTTTGGTTGTGGGTGTGGGGTATGCTGCTTTAGTGGTTGTTGCTGTTGAGGGTAAATCAAGGATGGTGTTCCAAGAAAAACACCAGTAGTAAAATCGTCACCGAGTGCGACCATAATTTCTAGTCTAACATCTGCTTCGATTTTATCATAATTTTCAAAAACGATATAAAGTCTGTTATTGCATATTCCAATGCCGGGTTGGGTTTGGTTTGTTTGGTAGTAAGTTGACGTGAAGGTGGTTCCTAGATATGGAATAGTAAATTCCGCAGGACTATCGCAGTCAAACCTATGAGAGCCGCCTTTAAAGCGGTTCCCGATCTCATTATCAACAAGATCGGACGTTGTTGGAACCTCATTATTTGTAAGATAAATTCGGCCCTCAACATTCTTAGGGTTGGCTCCGGTAACATGCGGAATAACCTTAAAGTTCAATCCTCCTCTCCAAAGGGCGTACATTCTGTCGAAATAACTTGTGCGCTGAATTAGAAATTCAAGCACTCCATATTCTGACATTGTTCTTCCGGGTTTACTGTTGTTAAAGGGTGCTACAGTTACGAGATCGGTGTTAGCAGTCAAGTATCTTTTTCCTAGTTCGACAAGATCGATGGGATGATCGGCAAATTGCAGGGTTTTAGGCATCTGAACGAGACCTTTACCAGCACACATCATAGTTGGCTCAATTTTGTCCATAGAATCATTTATTGTGAAGGGTTTTTTGCTCAACACAATTTTTTGACCCGATTGTTGGGTAGATTCAATAACCTGAAATCCATCAAACTTGTGTGATGAATATTGGGCTGGTGGAACAAATTCAGGTACTCTGAATTCTGAGTCTTCTAGTGCGACGAATGCTGTTACGGTAACATTATTGGCGTTATTTGCACCTGTTCTAAGTTGATTAAGAACGGCGATGTAAAATTGGCCAAGTGTGTCTTTCGGTGCCTCAATCCATGCAAGATAATGTCTATAGGGGATTCTAAATTCGATGGCTTGATTGTCAGCCACACTCATTTGAACTCCTCCTAGTTGAACTAGTGTGAGATGTACATTTGGGTCCGTAGCATCTACATGAGTCATGGATGGAAAAAATCCACATATAAGCTTTCCTGAATAAAAGGGGGAAGCCGTTATGTTGATTTTAAATACCACGCTCTTTGCTCTCCAGTAACCAGTAACGTCAAAAGGAAATTTCAACGCGGGTGTTACAAGTACGTCTTCGGGGATGTTGAAAGAACTTATTATGGTGCCAGGTGTTTGGGCAATGTCCCATGAATAGGTTCCAAGCATCGTAAACTTTTCTTCGAGTTTTTGTAGTGTCCAGTTTGTGTCATTAAGATGACCTTCGGCTCGCTTATCATCACTACTAACTGATGAGTCCGCCGTTTTTGGGGATGATTTAATGGGTTCCTGAGTCTCCTGCACTGACGTGCCGAGACTTTCGGTAGATTTCTTCTCCAAAGAAGAATGATCGGGTGTTGGTCGATCCTCCGCTGTTTTCGAGGAAATCGTTGTTTCCACTCCAGGACTGGGGTGTTTCTTCTCTGTGTTTATTTGTGTTTGGTCGCGTGGGTTCATTTTCATTAATTATAACTAGCAATCTGGCTTTAAATCTTTCTGCGGATTGTTCATTATTTCCTAATTGATCCATCTTTGTTACATAATCTGCGTGTGACCCAGGAAAATGGTAATATTTTTCCCAGATACATGCTAAATCTTGAAACGTAAACAGATTTAATCGTGGTTCCATTTTGATCATCTCATCTCTGATTTGATCGAATTTCGTTTGTCCATGAAAATAAAATCCTCTAAGTGCGGCATTGCAGTTATCTTCAGTAGCCTTAAGTATATCTTGGTTGTCTTTGTTAATTCTCACCCAATAAGTCATCTCTATAAGAGAGTTCTCATCGGGGAGAGGTACGTAAAGTCCTCGCCATAAGCGGGTCTTATTTTTCAAAAAAGACAATTCAGTGATATCCATAAGGGGTATTAAGATTTCCGATTTGTCGCCCATAGTGTATTTCATTCCTCTTTCCGTTAGCCATTTTCCAAAAGTTTTTCCATTGAAATTAGGAGCGATAGATTCGTGTACCACTTGTACAGTGTCGTCACCACCTCTTTTCCCTCTGGTCTTTTCTCTATAAACCTTAATGCTAGCATTAATGGGATCCATTTTTCTCATGATACTCAAATAAGCTGACCTATGCAGTATCTCGTTTATAATACAGTTTTGGTTGTATGTTGTTAACATTCCGGATGGCAAAGTACCATCAGATCTATAAAGGTCATAACCAAAAATGTAATAATGAGTCGAAAAAAGTTCCATTAGCGTTTCCATTTCAAGAGGTTCTATCAGATGTTTGACAGAATTAATCATGATCTCGAATGATGCTCGCATGAGGAGTCGGGAAATTGAGCGGTCCCAGTTCTTATAATCTCCGTCGAAACCTTGAAAACCAACTTCGCGTAAATAAGATATGACTTCATGCCACTGTAGTGACAATCGATCAACTCCAATTGTTGCGAAAGTTCGTTCTGAATCCTGATAGTAAGCCAACATATGAGTAAATAAATATTTCCGTGATATTAAGAAATGTATTAAATTACCGTTAGCAAACAATCGCGATTTTGGTTTCTCGTAGATTTTCTCTAGTTTGACACGTTCGTCCTTTATCGATAATACAAATGGTAGAAAGGGGACAATTCCATTTTGTATTTGCTTTTCAGCAAGCTCGTAATCACCAAGTAGACGACTTCCAAAAGAAAGCTTATCGGATCTAGTAATTAGCTTCTCCTTATTTAATCCTTCCACCATATAGGGGTACCCACATGAAGTATTCATGGGTATTGAAGTTGAACCTTCATATTCAGGGAGTCCATTAAGGACTTCTTCGTGATTTAATATTTTTGACGGTACTTTGCTTTTCCTCATCAAATTAAAATCTTCCTGCTTAAGTGATTCAACTGCTTCTCGTATCTCGAATTCCTTAAAATCCGTGATAAGTGAGTAGGCTTCAAATAGTGTAGGGATCAAATCTTTCGAAGGTAATCGGGGGTCGTTAAAACTAAGGGCTGATGGTTCGGTAGTATGTTTACTTACGCATTCATACACTAAAGATGGTCTAAGATCAGTCTTTTGGTTTTGAAAGGGTGGTTTGGTTATTTGACCAATGAATTCGAGCTTGTGTTCATGAGGTAGGTAGTTGGGCTTTCCTTCAACATAAACTAATCCTTGTTCTTCGATGTCGAGAGTTCGTTTCATAAGAGTTTCAAGTGATTCTCGAGTCACATAATGAAACAATGAATTTCCGTTGTGTGACGCAGCAATATGTATTCCTAAAATGGGAGCGCATATCCTAGAATCATTTACAAAAACAGCTGTTCCGCAAGATGATGGTCGCGGCATGTAAGTTGCTTCCGCACATACATGATAATAAGTTTCGCCTCCCTTAATCCGGGGAGTCAACCTTTTGTCATTTATCACTGTTCCTGAATGAACTTCAGTACTGTAATCTTCGATTTTCGAAATATCGTGAATCTTTTCGGTTCCATAATAGTCAACTCTACAAACTTTGTAGTTCATAGTGCTAGCTGTACCGTCCCAAAAAAAATGAGTGATATTTTTCTCTGCAGAAAAATATGTCTTATCTAATTCATATAAGACAACGTCATTTCTAACTGTTTCATCAAATTGGCCTTTCGGTAATTTGAATTCACGTATTCGTTTCTTTTCAAAG